CTATCCGGGCGATGTCGATGGCGAGGGCGACCCCATCGCCCTGGCGGATGCCCGGACGCTCTCCTTCGGCCACCGCAGCAAGACTTTTCTGGCCTCGACCCCGACGATCAAGGGCCTGAGCCGCATCGAGCGGGAGTATGAGTTGTCCGACCAGCAGCGCTATCACGTCCCCTGCCCGCATTGCGGCGGGCTGCAATGGCTGCAGTTCGAGCGCCTGCGCTGGGCGGCCGGGCGGCCGGAAACGGCGCGCTATGTCTGCGAGCATTGCGAGGAACCGATCGCCGAACGCCACAAGACCGCGATGATGGATGAGGCGAACGGCGCGGAATGGCGACCGACGGCAGCGCCGGAGGTGATCGCCGCCGCCCGGTCGGGCGGCGTGATCGGCTTTCATATCTCGGGGCTCTATTCGCCGCTGGGGTGGCTGTCCTGGGAGGAGATCGCGCGGTCGTGGGAAGGCGCGCAGGGCAACGACGCCTCGCTGAAGACGCTGAAGAACACGATCCTCGGCGAGACTTGGGCCGAGAAAGGCGAGGCGCCCGACTGGCAGCGTCTCTATGAGCGGCGGGAGGTCTGGCAACTGGGCCAAGTCCAGCCCGGTGCGCTGGTCTTGACCGCCGGAGCCGATGTCCAACGCGACCGGATCGAGATCGACGTCTGGGGCTGGGGGCGGAACCTGCGATCCTGGCTGGTCGATCACGTCGTCCTCGAGGGCGACACGGCCAGGCCGGAAGTCTGGGCCGATCTGAGCGAGTTCCTCTCCGTGACATGGGGCTGCGTCGCTGGTGGTCGGATGGGCCTCGCGCGCCTCGCCATCGACACCGGCGACGGGGTGACGACGGATGCCGTCTATGCCTGGGTCCGCAAGTCCGGACGCCAGCAGGTGATCGCTGTCAAGGGCGTGGGCGGGTTCGACCGGTCGATGCCGGTGGACGGGCCATCTTACGTCGAGGTGACGGAAGGCGGGCGCAAGCTGCGCCGGGGCGTCCAGCTGTGGAAAGTTGCCGGGGCCGTGTTCAAGGCGGAATGGTACCGCTTCCTGCGCCTGTCCGCCCCGACCGAGGAGGAGTTGGCGGCGGGCAGCGCCTGGCCGAGCGGGTTCGTCCATATCCCGCGCGGCACCACAGCCGAATGGATGAAGCAGGCGACCGCCGAGCAGCTGGTCAGCAGCAAGACAAGGGCGGGCTTCCAGCGGCTGGAATGGCAGCAGACCCGCGAGCGCAACGAGGCCCTCGACTGCCGGGTCTATGCCCGCGCCGCCGCCTGGCTGATGGGCATCGACCGCTGGGACGAACATCGGTGGCAGGGGCTGGAGAACCAGCTCGCTTCCGACACCGGCCCGAAGGACGTGCCCCCGGCGGGACAGCCAAGCCGGGCTTCTCCGCAACAGACAGTGCCGCGCCCCGGGGGATTCCTCGGGCCCCGGCGCGGGAAATGGTTCTGACATGGCATGGACGCAAGCCGATCTCGACGCCCTGAAGGCGGCCTATGCCAGCGGGACGCTGCGGGTGCGCTTCTCCGACGGCAAGGAGGTCACTTATCCGACGGGGGACGATCTCTTGCGCCGCATCCGGATCGTTGCGGCGGAATTGGCCGCGAGCGGTGCCGGGCAACCCGCGCCCGTCGGGCGCTTTGCGACGTTCCGGAGGGGATGATGGCAGACCGGAATAGATCGGACGGCGTACCTTGGGGCGCGATCGACTCCGCGCTGGCCCTCATCGCGCCGCGCCGGGCTGCGGCCCGCTATGCGGCGAAGGTGGCGATCGCCAACCTGCGGCGGGGCTATGAGGCGGGCGGCAAGACCCGGATCACCGAAGGGTGGCGTGGCAGCAATGCCTCGGCGGATGCCGAGATCGCGGTGGCGGGGCCAGTGCTGCGGGATCGGTCGCGCGATCTGGTCCGCAACAATGCGCTGGCCGCACAGGCGGTGCAGGTGCTGGTCAACAACATCGTCGGCCCGGGCATCCGGCCGCGGGCGGCGAGCGGCAACAAGGCGCTGAACAAGCGGGTGGACGCGCTGTGGCGGTCGTTCGCAGGCAGCTGCGACTATTACGGCCACACCGATTTCCACGGGCTCTTGAACCTCGCCGTCCGGGAAATGATCGAAGCGGGCGATATCCTCGCCCTCAAGATCGCCACGCCGCGCGGGCTGGGCAGGACCGTCCCGCTGCAAATCCAGCTGCGCGAGATCGATCACCTCGACACGGGCCGCGTCCAAGACATCGCGGGCGGCGGATACACGGACCAAGGCATCGAGTTCGACGCCGGCGGGCGGCGCACCGCCTTCTGGATGTTCCCGCAACATCCGGGTGGCACCAACCGCGCGATCCGGCGGCGGTTCGAATCCGAACGGATCGACGCGACCCGCGTCGCGCATCTCTTCGAACGCCAGCGGGTCCAAAGCCGGGGCGTGCCCTGGGGTGCGCCTGCCATGGTGGCGCTGCGCGATCTGGGCGACTGGCAGCAGGCGGAACTGGTCCGCAAGAAGACCGAGGCCTGCCTTGTCGGGATCGTCTTCGGCGATGACGAAACACAGGCCTCGGTCGCGCCTGTCGTCCAGGACAGTCAGGGCAACAAGGTCGAGCAGTTCGAACCGGGCCTGATCGCCTATGCCCGGGGCGGCAAGGACATCAAGTTCAACCAGCCTGCCAGCACGGCGGGCGTCTACGAATGGAACCGCGTGCAGATGCACATCGTCGCCTCGGGCTTCCGGGTGCCCTATGCGCTGATGACCGGCGATCTGAGCCAGAACAACTTCTCCTCGAGCCGCGTGGGTCTGAACGAATTCCGCCGGATGGTCGAGCAGCTGCAATGGCAGACGGTCATCCCGATGTTCTGCGAGCCGATCTGGCGCTGGTTCATCGAGGCCGCGCAGCTGGCCGGGCTCCTGCCCCTCGACGCCGTGATCCCGGCGGAATGGGCGCCGCCGCGCTTCGAGATGGTCAATCCGCTGCAGGACGTGCAGGCCGACCTTCTGGAAACCCGAGCCGGGTTTGCCTCGCCGCAGCAGATGATTGCCAAGCGTGGCTATGATCCGGCGGCGGTGATCGAAGAATGGGCGGCCCATGCCGAGGCGACCGATGCGCTGGGCCTGATCTTCGATTCTGACCCCCGCAAGGTCAGCAAGGGCGGGAATACCCAGCCAACCGAAATTGCCGACCCGGCCACCGGCACCAAACCGACGGAGTAAGCCAACATGCCCCCCGACACTCTGCTCCTGCCCGTGATCGGGCGGGCCGCGTCCGTGCGCGCCGAGTCCATCAACCCCGAGGCGCGGACGGTCGAAATCGTCTGGACCACCGGCGCGACCGTCCAGCGTCGCCGCTGGGAGGGCTGGGACGAGATCCGCGAATACGACGAGGAGCTGATCGTCACGCCGACCGCCATCCGGCTGGAACGGATGAACGGCGGCGCGCCGTTTCTCGACTCGCATGACGGCTGGAGCCTGCGCTCGGTCCTCGGGGCGGTCGAGCCGGGATCGGTCCGGATCGAAGGTGGCCAGGGCACGGCCACGATCCGCCTGACCTCGGCCCCCGATGCGGCCGATACCGTGCACCGCATCCTCGAGAAGACCGTCCGGCATGTCTCCGTCGGCTACCGCGTCCATCGCTACGAGATCACCAAACGCGAGGGGCAGCGGGAACTTTGGCGCGCCGTCGACTGGGAGCCGATGGAGGTTTCCGCCGTCGCCATGCCCGCCGATCCCGGGGCGCATATCCGCGCTGCCGGGGGCGGACCCAACCCCGGCGCAGCCGCCCTCGCACCCTGCACACTCACCCGAAACGACACCCCCGCCGCCGATGCGGCCCATCAAAAGGAGGCAGCGATGCCGAATGATACCCTGCCTCCGGGCACCGAGACCGACGTCGTCCGCACGACGGCCACCGTCGAAACCCACGCAGCCATCAGCCCGTCCCCGGCACCCACGGCCCCCTCCGCCGACACGATCCGCGCCGAGGAGCGCCAGCGCGCGGCCGAGATCACGACACTCTGCCAGCGGCACGGCCTCGGCCTCGAGTTCGGCGCGGACCTGATCGCGCGGGGCGTGGCGCTGGACGCAGCCCGCTCGGCGATCCTCGACCGGCTTGTCGCGCAGAACCCGACCACGCGCGGGGCCGAGATTACTCCGGCGCGCGTCGGCGGACCGTCTTCAACCGACCTTGGCTTCCGCGATGCCGTGACCGGGGCACTGTTGCACCGCCATGAACCGGGGCGCACGCCGCTCTCCACCGATGCCCGCGAGTTCCGGGGCCTGACCCTGATGGAGATGGCCCGGATCGCGGTCGAACGCCGGGGGGTCAACACCCGCGGAATGTCCAAGATGGAACTGGCCACCGAGGCACTGATGGGTCGCGCTTCGGTCGGCTATCATGCCACCGCCGACTTTCCCTTCCTGCTGGCCAACGTCGCGAACAAGACCCTGCGTTCGGCCTACGAGTCTACGCCGCGCACCTTTACCGCCTGGGCCCGCCAGGCGACGATCACCGACTTCAAGCAGGTGCAGCGCACGCAACTGGGCGGCGCGCCCGATCTGCAGCGCGTGCCGGAATCGGGCGAGTTCACCTATGGCACCATCGGCGAGGGCCGCGAGGTCTATTCGCTGCTGACCTATGGCCGGATTGTCGGCATCACCCGGCAGACGCTGATCAACGATGATCTCGACGCCTTCACCCGGGTACCCTCAGCTTTCGGAGCTTCCGCCGCCGATCTGGAAAGCGATCTGGTCTATTCGATCCTGACCACCAACCCGTTGATGGGCGATGGTCTGGCCCTCTTCGTCGCCGGTCATGGCAACCTCGGCACGGCGGCCGCGATCACCGAGGCGTCCCTTGCCGAAGCCTACCGGCTCTTCGGCAACCAGCGGGGTCTGGAAGGGCGGCAAATCTCGATCCAGCCGCGCTACATCCTCACGCCGCCCGGCACCCGGTCGGTGGAGGCACGCAAGAACGTGACCGCCACGACGCCGATGGCGGTCGCGGGCGTCAACGCCTTTGCCGGGCGGCTGGAACCGATCGAGGAGCCACGGCTGATCCCGGCGGCAGGTGCGGACCCGTGGTTCCTCGTCGCCGATCCCTCCCGGATCGACACGGTGGAATACGGCTATCTCGAGGGCAACTCCGGCCCCTACACCGAGACCCGGACCGGCTTCGAGGTCGACGGCATCGAAATCAAGGCCCGGCACGACTTCGCCACCAAGGCGATCGACTGGCGGGGCATGCTCCGCAATGC